TGGCATAATCAAGGCTATTGATCGAGGAACAATCATTCAGGCCTGACAGAAAGAAACGGCCATCCTCAATTGCGTAAGCCGTATAGCCTCCTGCCTGATCCTGATCAATTGGAGTCGGCAAATCACTGTCTGTTACAACCTTGATGATGTCGGCTTCAATGTAGTAATCGCCGGACGTACTCAGGATGGATATTTGTGGAGGATCGGCCTGATTTCGGCTAATTTTAACCCTGTCAGTTCCCGGAAGTGTTCCAAGGCGCGTAGAAGTGTAAATCCCTGCGCTTCTTGTGACTTTATAAGCACTCATGCCGTGGACGGCATAAATACAATCCAAATCCTCACAAAAAATAAAGCCGCGCGATACGGCGTCTGAAACCTCTGCCAATTCGCTTAAGCCGTGAGCTGGCAGGACCGCAAGCGGCCCCTTCGCATCATTCCCCTGTTGTTCGGCATAGGCGTTCACAAGCGCCGTTGTTCCGAGGTAGTTATATTTGCTGGTGTTGGTTTGGAACGCGATAGGAAGCGCGGTCATCGTCCGGTCGAATACCTGAATGAATGCCCGGTTGAACCGGCGTCATCGGAACGCATGGGGCGGGGATTTGCAAGTCTTGGTGCCGCCATTACGGTGAGAACGCGCTCGGCTTCACGCATCGCAAGCATTGCGGTTGCTGGATCAGTCAGGCCAAAACTTGGCGCAACCGCCAAGCCGATACGGCGAGACAGCGCGGTGAGATATGCCTGAGGAATTGATACTTCCGATCCATTCCAAATCGGCAGGCCGAGAATCGACAGCATCGCAATTTCAGAATCGCAGGTTTCTTCGGCCCACTCCAAATCTGAGGGCGGGGGCGTTTCATCCGCGCCAACAAGCCCCAAATCCTTCAAGACACGGGTAGCAAGGTCCGTTCTGGAATATGTCGTCATGTCACACCCTCAGAACTGGCCTTAGCCTTGCTTTCGAGATAGTCCGCATATCTGATTGCATAATTGAATGGACCGATATGGCCGATCAGGTGGTTGACGTTGGCCCAGACCTCACCACCGCAGCGCCGCCAGCGTTCGCAAAAGGCCAAGTCCTCTGACAGCTTGACGCCCCGATCATCAAAGAACGTATCGAACGCTCGGATAAGCCCGGTGGAGCCGGATTCATCCAACGATTGTTTTGATGGATGGCCGCTAACGTCTTTATCGAGGATTTCGGGCATCTGCTTCAACATCACGTCGATGACATGCCGAGAAATCAGCATCACACCCGCACCTGTCCCGGCAACCCGCATGAAACCACGTTCCAGCTTCTCGTCATGTTCAAACGTGCGCCCGACAGCAACGGCTGGCATCTGCCGTTTGGCATATAGGCATCCCATCAGCGGCTTTCCGAATTCCAGCATATCCTTAACCAACGCGACGGGAAATTCCATGTCAGCATCGACAAAGAGCAGGTGAGAATACTCTTTATGACCATCATACCATTTCGTCAAAACGATATTGCGAACTTCTGCAATATCAGCCGCCGAAAGCCAGCACATCGAATTAGCGATTTTGTGAGCCGTCAAGAACTGGCAAAGATTGAACAGGCTTTGCGCCGTGTGAGCCGTCATCACCTGCCCGAAGGCGGGCACACATATAAGAATGCCCTTGACGTGACGTGATGGCGTAAAGCTCATGATGGTCCAGTTTTCAAAAAGAGGAAGAGGGGCAGTTTCCCGCCCCTCTCATTTTTTATGAATTACGCCGTGCCGGACAGACGGGTAGCAAGACGCGCATCAACGGTTTTGACACCGTAGAGCACATCAAGACGCCAGTTGCTGGCATCGTTGGTGCCGTCATAGTACGGAATGACGCGGACGCTGTAGCCATTATAGCTCTTGCGCGCCACATCAACCGCACCCGGAGGTGCGACCATCGGCACCATAACCAGCGAGAAGGCATTCTTGTGGAACACCATGTTCTGCGCGTAGCCAGTGGAGGCCGAACCGACAACGGTAACAATAGCGTCATCGGCAGGAGCCGCACTCACGGTCTGGAACGCACCCGAAGTGATAATCGGGGGCGAGATTGTCAGAGTCGTGGTGCTGGTCGTGGTCGCATTCGCGGTCGCGTCAGCCTTAACAACGAACTGCTGCAAGTGCGGCAGCGTGACCTTGGTCACGGGGTTAACGGCATACACGCCACCAATCGTGAACACATCACCCTGCTTGATCGTCACCGAAGCATCCCAGCCGTCCGTGTTCAACGTCATGGTGCCAGTGTCTTTCGACGTGGCCCAGTCGGTCGTCTGCGAAGCGCCCTTCACAAGCGGCGTGGTATTGTCACGCGTTCCGCCGGTGTGCGTCTGCACGTTCTGGCTGGAATAGGTGTCAATGCTGCCGATCATGCCGAGTTTGCCGCGACGATAGGCGTCCTTGGCGACATCCTGCATATACAAGGAAGTCTGAGAACCAAGCATGCCCCATTGGTCAGTCGGCGAGAGAACTGCCGAACGATCATCCTGCGGGACCGCGCCAAGATCGAGACGTTCCGGTGCTTTCGCAAAGTCAGTGAAGGAATCAATGGTCTGGCCAGCGGTGCCGACCCAATTCCACACATCTTTGTAAAGTGCCGCAACGTCGCGGTCGATCTGGTTAGCAAGCTGCACCATCGCGGGCTTGATAACCCGCTCGGACAACTGACCGATTTGCAGCGTCAAATCAGACGAGGTAAACTTAAAATCCACACCCTTCTGCTTGTCAACCGCAATAGAGAACTTGCCTTCCACAACGTCCTGAATAGACGCGGTGGCACCATCACGCACCGTGAAGTCGGTAGGACGACGCACGGAGATCGTTTCGCCAACGGTATAACCGTTGATTTTCTTGCTGAACTCCTCCTCATAACCGCGATAGACAAGATTGCCCATCACACAGTTATTATCGAGAACTCGGATAGCCTCAGCGGCAATGATGTCCGCCGTCAAACTGGTATTAGACATTTCTGCTCAACCTTTCAAAGGTTTTGCAGACAGCCCTACCGGGTCTTTTTAGCTTCCTCAGCGTTACGCATTTTGATGTAAGCGGCCATGTCATCAGACTTCGCCGCCGCGTAAACATCTTTCAATGGAGCCGAACCGCCCATAGGCGGCTGAACCGGTGCAGGTGCCTGCGTTTGTTTCTTCGGTTTCGGCAGAGACAGACTCGCTTCAATACGCCCGATTTCACGGGCCGCATCGCGAGGGTTTAGTGCATTCAATTCAGCAGCGATTGCGGGATTGCTTGCGAGAAAATAGGCCAGTTGCGGCCCCTTATCGCTATCCCTGACTTCCTCGATGACGTGAGGCGCAAACTTGCCGCCCATGTCCTGAAAGGCTTTGATCTTGTCATCAAAGTCAGGAATGCGGGTTTTTGCTTCCTCAGCTCGTTCGATAAAGTCATCCATTGCCTCGCGAGCTACCTTGTGCTGACGTTCAGCAAACGTCGCCTGATCACGCGCTTCAAGGCGTTCCTCGATTCGCTTGGCGGCACGAAAGGCCGCAAGGTCTGCGAGGTAGGATGTATAATCGCCGTTATAGTCGTCCTCTTTGGGTTCGGCGGCCTTGGGCGGATCATTACCAGTTTCGCGGCTTGCGAACTGGGAACGGTATCCATCAAGCTCAGTAGCCATCGCCGACATACGCCGCTTCATGCGGTCGTATCGGGATAGCTTGCGCGGCTTGTCCGGCTGCTCGTCACCTTCGGATTCGACTTCCGAATCTTGCTGTTCTGTCTCTGTTTTGGCTTCGGTCTGTTCGGTCTGATTGACCTCAGTTTCCAAAGCCTGCGACGTTTCGGCTGTGGCTGGCGCGTCTGTAACGGCCTGCTCAATAGTCTGGGTGTCTTGCCCGTCCATTTGGTCTTTCCAACAAAAAACCGCCATGAGGCGGTGTCATCAACGTGCGGCAAACGCCGAATGCGTAAGCCTGCTACGAAGCTGTATTCTCCGGCTGGTGCCGGAAATCTGATAGGTGCTGAGCGGCGGCAGAAGCCGCACGCATGTGCGAGTCACGCTCCCTTGCCTCAGCATCCATATTCATCTTTGCGAATGCAATGCGTTCATCAGACGCGATCTTTTCACGCTCAAGCATGATTTCGGCCTGCAATTTAGCGTCGGCTTGCCTTGCATCTTCCTGCAATTTTGCGGCCTCGATCTGGGCATCAGTCGCGGCCCTTTCCTGCTCGAACTGCATCTGCGCTTGTTTGATCTGCATTTCAGCCTGCAACTTCATCAGCTCAGGCGGTGGCGGCTGATTCTGTTGCTGCTGATCCATGAACTGCTGAATCTGCTCAGGCGTTGCGCCCTGCTTCTCCAATTCCTCGGATTTAAGCATCTGTGGCGGCAAAGTGGCGCGCAACCGTTTGGCAATATCATCCGCCATCGGCCAATCTTGCGCCTTTGCCAGAAGATCAAGGATCAATTCACCCGCTTTTGGGACAGCCTGCACAAAGGCAATCATACCGTCCTTGGCTTCCTCGCGTTTGGTCGTGTAGCTCGGCCCCATTTGGGCAACAACATCATAAGAGCCAACCGTTACGTCATTGACATACTGCCCGCTATCACCAAGACCCTCGGCCTTGTTAATCTCGATCACGTCAATGCGGCCATCTTCACCCATAATGCGAATGGTGCGCTCTGTGTCATAGACATGAGGGATCAGATCAACGATGATCTGGCCGGTGCGGCGGACCGCGCGCGCAAAATTGTCAATGTAAAGAAATGTTCCAACATCGCCTTCGCGTTGGCGGGCCATAATAGCCTTGCCGCTGGTTTCATTGCTGCGAGCGCCTAGAGAGGCATCATAAATCCCCGTGACAGCCTTGATGCCATCACCAGCAAGCTGCAACCCCTCCAGCACGCCTTGAGAGGATACAGGCGGCTGAATACGCGACGGCATCGAACCGCCATTCTTTGAATCTGGCTCATAGACAAGATAAGGCAGGTTGCGCCGATTGGCATCTTCCCAAAGGTCTTGATATTTGGCGACGTTGACTTCCGTCACCATAAACGGCGCTTTGGGCTGCAAAGCCACCGTCTCGGTATGCGCCGAGTAATAATAGTTCAGCATCCGTTGCGGGTCTTTGGCATTCCGCACGATACCGTTGCGGATCAGCTTGCGACCGATCCTATACTCCTCACCGACCAGCGGGACAATCGGAATATGCCGTCCGGCCCAGTCAGAGGGGCCTTCGAGTATATCCGTCGCCGTCACCAGATACCTGACAACTTTGTGACTGTCGCGCGTTTCAACTCTCGCACCGTGCGCAAGATGCATCGCGATTACAGACTGATCGGCGTCCGTGATTTCAGAGATTTGGCCATCGGGATGAAGTGCCAGTTTTCGTTTCGTCGGAACCTTCAGCCAGTATTCGGCGACCCGCACAAAATCATCAGATGCCCATTCGTTAGCATGGGTCCAGCCAATATCACCAATTTCGTTTGGCGTTTTGCCGGGGTATTTGGCCTCAAAGCTTGCCCGCGTCATGTCAACCGGGACAAAGCAATACATCGCATCCTCGCGCGACGGCAGAACCGAATCAGCGTCCCATAAGACGGCGACACCATCCTCAATCGGAGCAATTCTGATTTCCTGATTAAAGGTCGTGTCGTCGGCATACTCGGTCAGAACGCGCCAGTGCCCGATGCCACATGCAACCTGACTATCAGCGGCTCTGAAATAAATCGCGCCGGCCTCAGATCGGTTTTCGATGTATCGAGTCAGGCTGCCGATAATCTCGGCACGCTTTTCGTCGGCCTCGTTATCGACCGGGACAAATTTGATCGCGGGCTTTAGCTGGCGTATATCGCCAGTTACTTGATGAACAAAGGTAGGCAACCTGTTTTCTTGCAAAACCGGGCGGCCATCATTCTCGCGGCGCTTCCGCTCCTCTGCGGGCCATTGCGCGTAATCGTCGCCGCACAAGAATGTCAAGTCCTCATAGGCTGCCGTGATGTTGTGTTTCTCGCGGTCGTAGGAACGATCCCAACGCGCGCGCATATCCTTCAACACGTCATCGCTATCTGTTTTCTCTTTGCTGCGAGGCGTGTCTGATTCAGCCAATTATCCACCCATCCATGAGCCGCGACCGCGCGGCGCAAAACTTCTGTTCATATCAATCTTGGTCTGGTTTGCAACACCGTCTAGCGTCATAGCAAGATAGCGGGCCGCGTCAGCCGCGTGTGAGCAGTTATGCACGACTGCACCGTTTGCCAGCGAGAATGACTCCTCGCCCGGGACGGTGAGGCAGTAAACATCTTCGTGGTTATCGAGTGCATCGACGGAGGCGATACGCAGAGACCTTGCATTTAGTGCTGCAAAACCTCTGGCTATTGCCGCTCCTGCGGACAAGAGCACTGAATACAGTCGCACAGTGTTCGCACGGCCTATCTTCTCGCTTCCATTTAGTCCACACCTTGGACCGCTCTGCATGACGACGGTGCCAAAGTCTCCCGGCATCAGAGCGATGCCAGTCAGCGGCGGCTTCTCGGGCCTCTTGTGTAAAGTGGCCCTTGGCGGCGCGCTCCTCTCGTCGGTTTTCCCAAGTGAGCGACAGATGTTCTCTCGCTGGAATACATTCGAGATTGGCAAGTAAGTTGTTCGCTGGGTTTCCATCCTTGTGGTGAATGTGGCACCCGCTAGGGACAGGACCGAATGCCCCACTCCAAGCATCTCTGTGAAGCTTTTTGCCGCCGCGAGAGAAATACGTTTCACTCGGCCATGTGCGGTAGAGACCGCCATCGAAATACTGCGTGAGCGCGTCAAGGACGATTGGATCAGCGTACCCCTCGTTAGGGACTCGGCTGATCTCCACCCGTTGACCGTCTTGAACATATGATCCGGCGTACATCTGACCGTAAGGCCGTCTGCAAACCGCACCGCCACAACTCGGGCATTTATCCGTGTCCGACGCGGGCTGTGATATGGCTTCCAACCGCATGGAGTAAGAACCTCTCCTTGATTCGGAAGCTCCTTTATCTGATACGCTCCATAACGTGTCAAAACCTTTGTGTCAGCCGTAAAGCACCAATCATGGACAGGCCGTGGTTTCAGCGTCTGCAACTTGTCGTCGTATTCAGCACGATATAGCTTCATCGCATCAATGCCGCGGGAGCACTTCGCAGCGTCGAACCAGCATTTAGGAAGCATCACGCGAACCGCATTGATACCGTCTTCAACGCGGTGCATCGCCGCAACCGTAATGTTCTTCAACCCAAGCCCTTCAAGGACCTCAAGGCGCGTCTTGCCGGTTCCAAGTTCTCTGGCCTGTGCGTCGTGCGGGACGATGTGTCCGGCATAGGTGTAAGGCTTATTGTTAAGTTCGCGGACGTAGTGTCCGAGATCAGCACCGCTCGATTCGTAATAGTCAATGATCCTGATTTCACGGCCAACAACTTGTGCGAACCAAATCGCAGTCGAATCCGAAATACCCAAATCCCACGCCGTCCAAACCGGGGAGACAGGCTCATACGGCACGCCAGTGATGCGCCCTTCTTCTTCCGCCTTAGCCATCAGGCGGCCATAATACGCCCCAATAACAGCCGCCTCGAACGAACACTCAAATTCCTGCGCGTACTGTTCTTCTGTCAATCCGCGCCGAACACTCTCAAGTTCTTCCGGCAAGATAATCCCCGTCTCGCTGGCC